GACATGATTAATATCCAGGTCACTAAGACTGCTGACGAGTTTAACCCCACTGCCGGATACCAGCCATTTGACCTTTACACCGGTGGTGTCCTGAAGGTTCAATCGCAGAAGACCACCAACCCAGGTGACGCATACGCTGGTACCTCTTTCGCGGTCAAGTCAACCGCGTTTCTTGGTGGGGATGATGATGCCATCGAGAAGGTATTAGCCCAAACCTCCGATATTGAGAAGAAACGCGATCTGCTTCGTGGCAATGATTGGGCTACTCGGCTAGCTACCAAGTGGGGCATTTACCGTTCACTCTTTGGAGGTGTCAAGTGATTGACCTCGTCTCTGGCGAAGCCGTCCGACCCAAACGACTCGACGCCGACTCGTTTGACGTTAGCATGATCAGAGAGTCGGCCGAGGAACTTAATTGCAAGCTTCAGGCCCACTTGAAGCTGCTGGAGTCTTATGCTGGAGGTAATAGAGATGTCTGATACCGCTGATTCGTCCGGCTATGAAGAGGTTGATCCCGAGACCGAGGAGCGTCCTCAGATCGGGGCTACTTTCTGGATCGCGGCAATTATTGCCTATGGGATGGTCGCTGCCCCATTTATGGTGGCCTTGTTGTACCTGATATTCAGACGTTAGATAGATAGGCGAAATGGGACTGGAGCTTGGTTTATGCTCCGGTCATTATAGAGGCCGTCACTGTTTCCTCCCTCAGTGACGGCCTCATCTGTATCTGGCATCGCTAACCCCGGTTGACTTGAATAATAAATAACGGTCATGACTAACAAGGTTTTGACCTCAAAGAAGCTGTCTGCGAAGAGTATTGCGGCTGCATACACCAAGGAAGAGCTGGTACAGAAGGTGCTTATCGCATCAGCTATATATGAAGAAATTATCAACTGTCTACGTCCATTCCTTAGTGGGGATGAGGTTTCTGAGGAGGCCATAGAGTCTTCCAAGAAGCTTGTGAAGGCCTGGGACGAAGCACGGGACATGGCTGCCAATGGCAAAATCCGATAAGGTATTCAAGGAAGTGATGCTTAACGCGCTGTTCAACGGCAGTTCGTTTCGCGAGGTATATAAGAACGACCGTACCAGCTGTATGCGCTGCTGGGATATACTGCAGAATGACGAGAAGTTCCGAAAAGAATACAACAAGGTACTGGACATGCAGATAGCCGGTAAGGAAGAAGAGCTGGCGTCGGGCGCCCTGTTTAGGGATTTACCAACCTGTGTAGATAAGCTCGGGAATATTGACCTCGCTCCAAACTATGTTAGGGTGGCAGAACTTAAGGCTAAGCAGGCTTATTGGCTACTCGAGAAGAGGGTATCTGAGTACTCAAAAAAAATAGACGTAAATGCTTCTGGTAGTCCTCTTGGTGTCATGATACTCCCAAACAAGCTACCAAAAGAAATACCAGTAGATACGACGAATACGGATACAAATGATATCGGGTAGTGAGGTAGTATATGAGCCGACAGAGAGGCAAGAGTTCTTCCACGCCTGCTCCGATGATTACATTGTTTTGGGTGGGTCTAGGGGTAGTGGAAAGAGCCTATGCCTAATCGTTGAGGCTTTGGGCATCTCTTACGGATCACATATTAAGGGTAACTGGCATGCTTTGATTATTCGTCGTACTGTCCCCCAGCTCCAGGAGCTGTTGTCTCGCGCTGTCATTATGTACCCAAAAATAGTCAACGGAATCAAATATAACGCCCAAAAGAGCATCTTTACGTTTCCAAATGGTAGTTACGTCCGGTTTGCCTCATGCGAACACGACGACGAGATTGAGAAGTATCGAGGTCATGAGTATAACTTTATAGCCATTGATGAGGGATCCCACTTCGATAATGACTACGTTTGGAACTGGTTGAAGTCCTGCAATCGTAATAGCTACGGCTACCCAAACAGAATGGTGTTGACGTCAAATCCATGCCTCTGGATAAAGAAGTTATGCGGCGTTGATGATTATGGCCATGACACTCTAAAGACCATTATATACAAAGATGAGAAAACCGGGGAAGAGGTTATAAAGACCCTTAGGTTCATTCAGATGAATCTCGAGACCAACCCCCATCTATCAAGTGACTACAAGGCGTCTTTATATCAAGACGAGCTCCATCGTGACCAATTTTTATACGGACTGTGGAAGACGCCGCCGGTACCCGGACAGGTACTTAAGGCAGAACTGGAACGTTTCCACGCTGAGCAGCGTCTGATGCCGTTGGTTCGCGATCCGGAGCTCCCAGTCCATGTATTTACCGATATAGGGTTCTCTGACTTTACATCCCTAATCTTCTGCCAGTTCGTTGGTGATCGTATCAATATCCTGAATTACTTTGAGAACAGTCAGACTTCGGTGGATGAATATATTGCCGTATGTAATAGACTGTACGGATCTAAAGCCATTGTCCATCTTCCGCATGATGGTGCCGTTCACGAGAGTAACGCACGGACGCGCCGCCAGTACTGGAGTGACCGTATAGCAGTAGCAAAGGATACCGGAGCCGGCGGCAACTTGCCCCGTCTATCTGATGAGGAAGCCTGGCATAGAGTGCAAGCCGGATTTGGTCGGATTTATATAGATACCAACGAGAGTTGCCTCGTGCTACTTGACCACCTGACCCAGTATCACCGCAAGTATGTCGAGACTCTCGGAATCTATACAGATCCTGTACATGACATGCACTCGCATGCATTCGACGCCACTAAATACATCTTTTACTTCGAGCGTCCACGCAGCAATAATAACTGGGCGGCATATAAGCCCAACCATCAATCGATTTACTAAGGAGCCGCCTTGTCATCAATAGATCCTAAAACCAGAGAATCCAAGTTTACCCACGACGACATTGCCGAGCTGGAAAGTCTCGGGATGTCATACTGGGAGCAGATCCATCGAGAATTGGATGACGATCTTACCTTCTCCTATGCTACTGGACTTGATCAGTGGGACCCAATGGCCTTACAGGCCCGAGGCGGGCGCCCGGCTGAAACATACAATATAATTAATGGATTTGTGCGTCCTGTGGTATCCCTTGCCAAGCAGAACCCGCCGGCCATCAATGTGTTCCCTGTGGCTGACGGAGCAAGTAAGACTAATGCCCGGCTGTTATCTGGTGTTATTAGGGCAATAGAGTATAGTTGTGGGGCCCAGAGGGAATACTGCTCGGCGCTTGAGACAGCCGTCCGAGGTGGTCTTGGTATCCTGCGTATTATCCCAAGGCTTTCAGAGATAAATGATCAGGATGTCGATTTCGTCATTTCTAATGAGGTCGATCCGACAAGCGTTATAATTGACCCGTCTGCACGCAAGGCAGACTTCTCTGATGCCAACTGGGTCATAGTGAAATCCAGTATCGCCGAGCGTCAGTACAGACGAGAGTATCCGGATGGGCATGCTACTGGGTTGAACGGTATTGTTGATATCAGTGAACTATGGATTAAAGAGCGTGTCAAGACTAAGACATTAGACGCCTCCGGACGAGAGGTTACTCGTAAGACAGTACATATTATTCAATACATCTATGATGATCACGAGATACTAGAGACCATTACAACTTATCCGGGCAAGTATCTTCCGTTCGCTGTTGTTACTGGGGCCAGATATATGGTTGATAAGGTAGCACACTACCAGTCAATGACACGTGAGCTTCGTGGCCTTCAGAAAGAAATCAACTTCTTTAAGAGCGAAGAGATAGCCACAATAGCGTGTGCCCCTAAGGCCACCTTTTATGGCGACTCCGACGTCTTTGAGACACCCGAAGAGCAGCAAGCCTGGGAGGAGTCTGCCACCAATCCAAGAGTATATCTTGGGCACAAGCCCGGTGCCTCCGTTAATCAGTTTAGGATGCCTGAAATCCCGAACGCTTACATCGAGGCAAGTAAAGATAACGTAGATTTCGCCAGGATAGTCACCGGCATATATCCGGACCCAACAACTCAGAACGGTTTATCACCTATTTCAGGTAAGGCCATCAAGCAACAGCAGGCCGGCCAGGCAATAGCCACATATGGATACATCGACTCACTTAATTACGCCGTAAAGCATGTTGGCGAGGTACTTCTAGACCTTCTTCCATATTACTGGAATGACGATCAGATTCGCCTCAGCATGGGAATAGACGGTAGGTATGATTCTGTTTCTATGGGTCCAAACAATATTGAAGGCGCCCAGAACTTCGATCTAGCTTACGGCCGCTATAATGTCTCAATCAGTACCGGTCCGTCCTATTCTAGCCAGAAGGACGCCTTAATTGAGATGATTATGGATTCTATCAAGACCAACCCGCAGGCTATGTCAATCGCGTTGCCCTGGATTATAAACCAGATTAATTTGCCCGGATCTGAAGAGCTAGCTGACATGTTCTCGCTAACCCTACCGCCTGAGATTCAACAGTTCTTACAGCAGCAGAAGCAAGGTAGCGCCAATCCGGAGGAGCAGCTTAAGGCAGCTCTTATGCAGCTTCAGAAGATGGCTCAGGATAGTCAGCAGAAGAAGCAGATGATCGATCAGCTTACCGCCGCACTGCAGAACGAGACTGCCCAACTGAAGAGCAAGGAGCAAGAGATTCAGGCGAAGAAGGACATCGAGGAGCAAAAGAGTCAGTCAGCTATGATACTGGAAGCCGTTAAGCATCAACATGACATGGAGATAGCTGAGTTAAAGGCTCGTACCGATGCCCTAAGTAAGAGTATCGAGATATATCGAGCCGATCGTGACATTAAGAACCAAACTGCCACCGACCTGGCAATGAAGCAGCTGGACCACGTCAACGATATTGACAGTATGCATCACAAGGCCGCCGCTAGCATTATTACGGCTCAACTGAATCCAAAACCCTAGACCCCAGAATCATAATAAATACATCAGAATTCGATTAGAATTCGTCTAAAACAAGCGAGACAAAGGAAGTTATGATAAACCCTGAACTGCAAGCAATACTTGATGAGCCCGTCACCGAGGAATCCAAAACCTCGGTGGTTCCGTCCCAGGAACCCAAGGATGAACCTGCTAAGGCCACGTCAGCCGCCAGCAATCCAGAAGACGGCGATCCCGATGACAAGTCAAAGGTGTCCGTCAAGCCCCAGGCTCCAGTAGACCCAGATCTGAAGTGGGACGATGAACAGCCTGAAGATAGCAAGGATGGCGACAAGCCTGAAGACGAGGAGACGACTCCTGCTCCGGATCAGATCAGCGAGGAAGAGCTAGTCAAGATTGAAGAGCGGAACAGATGGATGGCTGGCCGGCTGGCCCCAGTGAAGCAGAAGCTTACCAAGGCTGAGGCAGAGCTTGAGCGTCTACGTGCTGAGAATGAGCAGCTTAAGGCCGGTCGTCAGGCCGCTCCCCAGGAGGCTGCTCCCCAGGCAGGTAAGGATAATTCGCTTGATGAGTGGGTCAACGCCCATCCGAAGGTGCAAGAGCTTACTGGAAAGCTCGCAGAGCTTAGGAAGCAGGCCGAATCCGGTGAAATCTCACAGGTAGATTACGACGACCAGCGGACTGACTTGTTGACTGATGTCAAGATGGCCAAATATGAGCTCTACGCTAGTGTCCGGGAGCAACAGTCTCGACAGGAGCAGCAACAGCGCGCCGCCGAGGCTGCCGTCGAGAAGTCTCTGGAGGAGTCAGTATTCAGCAAGAAGGAAATATACCCAGATATTGACAAGGCGTACGCTAGAGTCTGTAAGAATGCCGGATCGCTTGACATCAATATTCGTGCTGCCCTCATCTTTGGTGCTGATGGTAGAACTGTCAATAAGGACGCGGCCGACATTATTAACGTTGTTGGTAATGATAGGCAGGCTATGAGTTATCTCATTAGTCAGAGTAAGCTTGCCGCCAAGACCGGCCGGGTGCCTGTGCAGGCCCTTGAATATATCGGTAGACTTAAGGCACGGGTCGAAGCTGAGGCCGAACAGGTTGCTCCTGACATGAGGGACCCCGAGTCAGATAGACCATCAAGGGCCAAGTCCAACCTACCTAGAGTTATCCGCAATGGCGCTGCTAATGAGTCGCCGTCGGATATAATGGAGTGGGCACACAATGCGGTTGCGTCAGGAAAGCGCCCCTGGTAATGGCCGCCCAGTCAAAATCAAAGTCACAGACTTCTCCACAGCCTCGGACGACAGACGTTAAGCCAAGTCATAGACAGTTAGAGCTCATTAAGGTATCTAGATTGTTTGATCCGGCTTATCCCTCTACCGAGGCTGTGGACACCACACTAGATACCCTGCTGTCGTTGACCGATGAGCAGGGTATCTTGCTATTCAACGGAGATGACATTAAAGCGTTCTTGTCTGGCCGGGATGCCTACCTACCGCGCGTTGATGCTGCTTTAGCTCGTAGACAGAGAGTACTCAATAGTAGTTATTTGGCACAATAAATAGATTTCACATGAAGATCGGATAATCAGTTAAACCGATAAAGCCGAACTGCGGGCTTAAAATGGCAGTAATCCTGCTGGATTGTCTGAGGGATCGGATGACAGCACGACAACCAGATCCCAAGTAAGATAATACACCAACGCCGTGGCAACTGCCACGACACAAACCAACAGGAGATACACAATGGCTAATACTTTCCAAACCACATCCAAGATTGAAAAGGCGATTGCCTTTCAGTGGGCCGCTTTTGGCGGTTTCGCCGATCATCTTGAATTCCATAACGACGAGCTTCCTTCGGCAGTCGATAATACCGGCTATACCAAGATGATTCGTCGTCCCTCCAGACACGCGTCTACCCAGACGGCTGTCGGTGCGGACTATGACCTCCCTGGGGTTACTCAGCCGATAGTTTCCTACGGATCGATGGTTGATGCGTCCTTCCCGTTTGCTATTACGGCTCGCTTCGAAACTAACTTGCAGGTTAGCTTTGAGGAATTGCTCTTCAAGCTGGATCGTAATGACGTTATGGACCGCCACCTAACTCCGGCCATTGTCGAGCATCAGAATAAGCAGAACGCTTATATTGCTGCTACGATTGAGGCTGCAGCCGGCAATACCATTACCTCTGGCGGTACCGCTGATGGCTACAACTCGGCCATCTGGCAGGCTCGTCAGTTGATGATAAACCGTGGTGGAATTAAGGCCGAGACCGATAAGTACCTTCTTCTCAATACCGGTGTAATGCCCACTCTGGCTACCGGCAACGCCAAGCTCTTCCACACTGTTGACTCCTCGTCTCAGTTCCAGAAGGCCCAGTTCGAGCAGATCGCCGGCTTCCGCATCGAAGAGTCCCCGACCTTGTCGACCCCGACTTACGCCTCGATAGGCGCCAGCGCCGTGGTGGCAAGCGCTCAGAACGTTACTAAATTCCTTACCGCTTCGTGGACGCCGACCTGGCAGGTCGCCATTACTGGTGCTACTGCTAACGTCAGTATTGCCGCTGGTGCTAAGTTCAAGTTCGTTAACGGTTCTACGGACATTCGTTGGATAGTTCCGGCCTCGATCGGTACCGATGCTGGCTTTGCGGCTACCTTCACTGTTGTTAATGCTGCTCAGGCCGATCCGTCTGGTAACATCACCTTGACCTTGTCTGAGCCGTTTATCGCTGATGGAGACTTCCGTAACGTTTCGGCCAACTTGGTTGCTGGCTCAACGAAGGTTGTTAACGCGACGGCTACGTCGACGCTCTTGACTCCTTCCTACGCCTTCTCCAAGGATGCCATCTGGCTTGGATCGCCGGCTGTTAAGTACCCCAGCGGAGTGGATAAGGGAATGTCAATGAAGCTCGGCGGATTCAACATCGCCTTGATTGAGGATCACTGGCCCGGCACCCTTCAGAGCATCACCAAGATTGTCAGCTTCCTGGCCATTGGTGTTGCTAAGCCGGAAGCTCTCACCGTCATCTACTAGTCCTAAGCCGTTCAAACAAAGTGGCCCCCCTACCTGCAAAGGTATGGGGGCTTTCACTTAACAGGTAGGTAATAGATGGCAGTGTACGCTAATGACATAATTCAGGACGCTTTAGCAACCATTGATGTGGTAGCCCCCGGGGAACCTGCAGATCCATGGTGGAATGCTCTGGCTATTCGGCTGCTGAACGGGTTACTCAAGGAGTGGTCTCTTAAGGGTATATACAATCCGACTCAGACCTTTGAGCAGATGTTTCCTACCGTCACCACTGACTACTTTACGGTTGGAGTGGATTCCTCAATAAGGACCCTTTCTACAATAACTTACGCTATCACAGAGACAGCAGACCCGGCTGGTACCTATTACAAGTCGATTAAGATCGTCGGAAATAAACAAGTAATCTCATATAGCACTACCGGTGCCGGGACCACCTACAGTCTCGTAGTCAACGCCGATAGTACCACGGCAGGTACCTTTTATGTTGTTAATGGAGGGTACTCCCAAAAGGCTATCGGTGATATACCAGTGGTATTCTCGAGCATCTACTCGGTGCAACTAGATCTTGGAACCGTAGTATACACTCCTACTAGAATAACACTTGAAGAATATATGGGGATTTCGGTCAAGCAGACTCAGTCCACTCCGGCTGTATACGCCTACGATTATCAGCTGCCAATGGGTAGGCTGTATTTCTGGCCAAAGGCCCTCCCCAATCTGACCCTCAGAATCGTTGGGCAAGCCTCTATTGACGCCATAACCAATAACCAATCAGTAATCCCGCTTGATGACAGCATGTACACCGCTCTGTTATGGAATCTGGCTGCAAAGCTATACCCGTTCCTCAAGCGTGAAGGTGGCATTGATCAAGAAATCATCTATCAGGCCAAGACGGCGATGTCTGCTATTAGATCTAGAAACCTAGCTATGCGCAGTAAGCACGTTAGGGTTCCGTTCGCCGGCACTTCTGCCCCTGCGGCGGATTATTGGGTGTCACCGCTCAATACGGTGACTAGATAACTATGAGTAAGCGTGATATACCATTCGGGCAGAAGCCATACAGCTCGCCGCTGACGTCACTTGGTAGTGAGGTTCTCAACAACTTCTACGTTGAGCTTGCCACCACCGATACGGCTAAGGCCCATTATTATTATGTGGGAATTCCTGGACTTGAGCTACTTTATGCAGCCTCGTCCTCGCTATTCCCCAAATCGTCGGCTTGCAGAGGTCTTTGGACTACATCGTCTGACGTCACATACGGGGTGTTTGGCTCTTACTTGGTACAAATTTCACATAGTAGTTCCAGTCTAACTAGTCAGACTAGCTATAATGTCGTTGGACAGCTTAATACGACGTCTGGTACCGTCCGGTTTGCCGATAATCAGGATACCCTACTTGTTGTGGACGGTCAGTATGGCTATACGGTCAATGTATCCGATGCCACTTTCTCTCAGATTACAGACGAGAACTTCCCTGGGGCTCAGGACGGCAAACACGGTCCGACACACGCAGCCTGCATTGATACATACTTTATAGTCAACTCGGTTGGCACCAACAAATACTACTGGTCCGCACCCGGATACGTCCCGTACGCCTTCGATTCAACCAAACCGGGCGTGCAGACGCTCTGGAACGGGCTTGATTTTGGCGAGAAACTTGGAGACAGCGATAACATAGTAGGAATCGTATCGACGGTTAACCTATTGTGGGTGTTTGGTGAGCGGTCCGCTGAAATACACGTCAATCAGCAAAATGGTGATGACGCCAGTGGATCAATCTTCGGTCGTATGTCCAACGCCTTTGTCAACTTCGGTTGTGGTGCTGCTGGCAGTATCTGTAAGTATGCTAATACAGTGTACTGGCTTGGTAGAGATCAAACTGGAGCCATAGGGATCTTTGCTGCCGATAGCTCGTTTCAGCCAACCCGAATATCAACCCGTGGTGTCGAAACCCGCATTCAAAGCTACTCCGATATTAGCGATTGTTACTCTTTTGTGTACTCTCACAATGGTCACAGCTTTATAATATTTCAGTTCCCTAGCGGTACCCCGACCGACGATCAGTATCAAGTTACTGGAGCTACCTGGGTATATGACATTACTAATGGCACCTGGACCAGACGGACCAGCTGGAATATATCAACTGGGCTATCATCTATCTGGGCCGGGAACTATACTACATACAACTTTGGTAAGGTGTTATTTGGTGATGCTAGCACTAACGCCCTGTACTGGTTCAACTCTGACAAGTTCGACAATGACAAGCCCGATGGTACCGGTACTAGGGAAATAGAGCGTGTCGTGACGTCACCCATCGGTTATGACTCATCAAAGAACACCGTTTATAGATCTGTTCAGTTACAGCTACAAGCTGGTCAAGGTCTCCAGAATAATAACTCCAACGGGCTTGGTGCCGACCCAAAGGTTATGTACTCATATTCCAATGATTCCGGATTCGGCTGGAGCAACGAGCGAGAGAGCTCCTTTGGGGGCTACGGCGAATATGCTTATCGGTGCCGCTGGGTTAAGTGTGGTATGGGACGTAACAGAGTGCATAAGTTCAGAATTACTGATCCGGTGTTTGTCTGTATTATTGGCCTAACCGTAGACATTGAGGTAGCAAGTGTCTAGCATATCACATGCCCCAATATCATCTCCGGTCAATAGTCAGACATATCAGATGTGGCTGGAAAGCGTCGGCCGGCATCTTAACAACGCTACCAATGTTAAGACTGTAACGTCTACTGATGGGAACAGTAAGGTCAATTACGTTCTTAATGGATGTATTACCTACATAAACTACACCGGCACCGGGGGCTTTGAATGCACTCTGCCGACCAAGTGTAAGCTACAGTCCTTTCTACAGGTATCCGATGGTACATCTATAACAATCCTAAAAGACGCTAAGGTAGTAACAATACCTACATACTTAAATACAGTAACCATAGCTGGGAGTTACCTAAATGACGCATAGTACTAGTACCAATAACGAATACGATAACAGGAGGGCGACATGGTACCTCTAATAGCCGCCGCCGCCGCTGCATCTGCTGCCGCTCAGATCGCTGGCAGCATCATCTCGGCTAATGCAGCCAGTGATGCCGCAGGTGCCGCCGCTGCCCAAGAACAAAAGGCGCTGGACTTCCAGAAGAATCAATGGGAGACTACCCAGCGTAATATAAATCCATGGATAACTGCGGGGCAAAGCGCCCTAGGAGACTATCAGTCTAAGGTTGCCGGATATAAGCAACCCGAGTTTGACTATAAGCTCCCAGACTTCAATTTCTCTACGTATTCTGACCCGGGTGCTCAATACCAGATGGAGCAAGCCACCCGTGCTATTAATAATAGTAGTCTAAGTAAGGGCCTTGGCGGCGGGGGCGCCCTGAAGGCCCTTATGGCCAAGAACCAAGAGATGGCGGGGACCGCTTACCAGAATGCGTTCAGTCGTTATCTACAGAAGAACAAACAGGATTACGGATATGCCAATGACCAGTATGACCGTAACCTTAATTGGCAGAACACCGATTTGGAACGCACTAAGAACATATCGGACATTGGTGCCGAGATGGCATCTGGACTTGGCAAACTTGGTAATGACGCCGGAGCCCATATTGGAGCCTCCTACGGAAATATTGGGGCCTCTCAGGCGTCTGGCATTGCCGGTGCCGGGAACGCCTATTCTCAGGGTGTTACCGGACTGACTAATACCTTGGGCAAGGGCCTTGGTTACTATATGGAGCATCAGAAAGAAATTAACGATTTCTTTAATGGTCAGACCAACAATACTAATAACGGTGTCGCTGCTGTCGCTACCCAACCATAAATAATACTAGGAGTAACATAACTGTGGACTTACTTAAAGACCTAATCTCAGCCAATGCACCGGTGGGTCAACAGGATCCGGTTGGCAACTTCATCACTGGTGGCAACGCCGCCCAGGCCCAAACCAAAGCGAATATTGAGAACGTCAACGCTAGATATCAGCAAGAATTAGCTTTTCGCCTCCATAAGGCTATTCAGGAATCTATTGGCAAGAACGGGTGGCCCGATCCGGTCAAACTGAAGTGGGCCGGGCAGAAGTATAATATTGCTGGATCGACGCTCAGTTATGCAGTTGATATGCTTCCCAAAGTATGGAAGTCAGCGGCCGATATAGCTCAAAGCAGAGCTCTAATACAATCTTATTCGGAGGAGGGGGAGAGCGATCTTAGCAAGGGTTGGGCCACCCGGCAGGATAGTCAAACGACAGAGTCGCCCGACGATAAAGATAGTCAAACGACTCTGCCGCCCGACGATAAAACCACAGAGACCACACAGTCGTCCACAACCGCAGCTGCTACACCGGGGTCGGCTGCACAATCCGATCCTCTAGACGCCAATACTACTGCGTTCGGCCAGAGAGCCACGGCCTGGGGAAAGGGCTCACCGCTCCTTAGGAGTATACAGAAGGAGATAGGCCTTAACGGAAAGGACGCCGATGGCACCTGGGGTCCCACAACTCAAAAGGCTTACCGCGCTTATTTGACGGCTCACCCTAAGGCCGGGGTGGTTCCCGGCCTCCTCTCCGGACAGATGCAGTTCGAGGATGATACGACTGCCTGGGCGTCACAGCCAGCTGGAGGTGTACAGAAGTCGCCTGACGGCACGGCACCCGCCACCGGTACCCCGGCACCACAGGTCACTGGCTCGGCTATACCGTCAGGCGTTGCAAGAGTTGATGCACCCGATCCCACCAGTTTGGAAGAGCCGTCAACCTCAGAGCAACGGGCCTCTGACGCCCAGGCCCAAATCAAAGGTACCGAACAAGACAAGGAATATGATGACGAAAAGAGTAAGAACGCTTGGGCCATAGTCGGTAATATGCCTCTCGACAACGTGGCCAAAGGCCTACCAGATCCTGGTGCCAACCCTTTGCAGGTATCGAAAATGTCTACAGCGACCAAGCTAGCGATGAAAACTCAGCTAGCACGGGCTGGTCGATTTGGCCCTAAGGCCTCTGACGCCGATTTACAAGGTGCCCTAGACAACGATTGGAAAAATATTAACGGAAAAGTCGGAAATGTTCCCATCCCAGCGATGTACCAGGATAAGGATGGTAAGCTCGATAGAGGGGCCTATTTACTCGCTTTATCCGAATACAATGCTAAGATATCAGGTGCTGCGGATGACTACTACGGAAAAGAAGGGGCACTGTTTGGGGATAACCTCAAGCAGTCTATTACTATTCAAGCTAACAGCCGCGCTAATCAGCAGAACGCTAGAGATCAGGGTAATTATGCCAGGAGTGTGCGCGATTGGAAACTGCAGAACGCTTCGATGGAAGATTTGCGGTCTATGGGATACAAAGGAATCGATAAGACCAACATGGAGGAGGCTAGGTCGGTTGAAGGAGCAAGGGATAATATACTTGGAATTGAAAACCAGCTTGGACATCTTAAAATTAATAGCCATAAGATGTCAGATGGGGAGTTCAACGGTAATGTTGTCAGTGTATTTAACAAGATAGCAGAACTTGATGCGGCCAAGACCGAAGGAGATAGAGGCAATATTGAAAACATACTCTTGCAGCACAAGGATTTTAGATCTATATTATCTAGGCATGGTACAGATTGGAAGGGTGCAGCCCTAGAGTTTTTTACGAGGCAGTCCAAGAGAGGTACCATGGCTATTATGGACGAAATGGTAAACAACGCCAAGAGATATGGTCAAGTCAACGGTGCGGCACGAAAGTTTGGGAACAAAAACGTGTGGGCTAAACATATTGGCGATAAACATGTATTGCCGTCTGGTAAGGAAGCCGTCTGGAACGGGAGCTCTTGGGGGGTTGAATAATGCATTTCTACAATGATGATGGTGTAGAAGTAAATGAAGACGGGACTCCGTTATCTTCAGGCAAAACTCCCACGCCGACCACGTCATCGATACCAACCGCGCCAGCAATAGATACCGTCGTGCGTGGGGTAAACAAGTCTGGATTGCCACCTGTTGATTCACTATCACAAGAGGCTCGTGATCGAGCAGCTGCAGCGGCTGCTGACAAAGCCGCTCTAGCTCGCTTAAACAGTGGTTCGGCGTCGTCGGATGACTCATCCTCGTTTGACTCGACCTCAGCCCAGACACCCAGTGTAAATCATCTAAATGACTGGTCTAACTATTCGACAGCCCCGGAAGCTCCGACGGGTAATGGGTTATCTTTACCAGACAGTTTCGGTCAGGCCGTCCAACGTATTAAACCTTTATTCGGCTCGGGTTTTGCCGACGCCTATAGACATGTAGTTGGTCTTCCGGTTGCCGGGATCGCATCCGGACTTGCCGGGGAGCAGGCCGCCTGGCAATATGATTCAAGCTACGACCCCCACTCAAATAGGTGGAGGGCCGCGTGGGATGCCGCGAAGCTGCAGTTCCCAGCTTCCTATAACGATGCCGTAGAAGACAAAGGATTAGAGGGCGTCGTCGCCGATCCCATAAATCTCATACCAATGCCGGGCGGTATCGGGGAGACGCTAGCTAGATATCTGCCCGCTGCTAGTGCACTTACTAAGGGATTACTACTACCGACCGTAGATAGAGCACTTACCGGTGGAGCCACAAACGCAGCTATTACGGCTGGCGCAAATCTCGCTGACGGTGGAGACAGATCTGTGGCCGGATCTGCATTAGCTGGGGGTGTGGCCAACGCATCAAGGGGATTAACTACTGGCTTAGTTGATAGAAGCTTCCCTGGTGTTGGTTACAAGGGTGGAGACGAGGCCGATCGCCTGGCGGGCGTGGCATCTGAGATGCGCGGAGACGTGAGGTTCCCTTGGAAAGAGGCTAACTATAATGAACTAGTAAACAATCAGCAAAATCTTGTTGATCAGTCTTATAATACTCTTATTGATATGAAAAGCAGAGGCGAGTTTGAGGTGCCGCACGTAATGATATCGAGGACTCCATATAAGACAAGATTAATGAATGCCGCCGCGGCCTCGTCCAACCCGGAAGTTAGTGAAGCTGGCTTGAAGGCGTTGGCGGATAAAGCCAAGTATGAAGACATGGGTAAAGTAATGGCTTTTCAGCCAGCCACCAAGGCACCCGCCAAGATATCCGACGGACTACTTCTTGGACTACTCCTTGGACCCAGGTATTGGATAGCAAAGGGCATGGAAAAAGTATCGGGTGATTCATATACGCGCCGTACAGCTTTGGGCGGTTTGGGGAAGGTAGCCGACAAGGGATTCCTTGCGCCGGGTATCTACGGTAGGAATTTAAGGAACCCCAACCCCGACAATGACGACCGTTAGTCGTCGCTGAGCGCGGCAATGACGACTACGAGCCCAGGAATTCCCAAGACGTGAACGGCTATTATCAGCAGGACTATGTCTATCATCTTTTGCCTCCTTCTTTCAGTTTATTTATTCCGTCCGGTTCCGAAA